CGGCTGATACATCGATGCACTTCCAGGTTGCGGCGCCGTCCACCACGGTCTCGCCGATAGTGGTCGGCCAGGTCGGCTCGGCCGCATCCGAGGTGCCGGCGACCGTGCAGATGTACCAGTAGTCGTTGGGCGTGGTCGGCTTGCAGCGGTCGTCGAGGACGTACGGCGTGACGGCCGCCCAATTGCTTAGTACTACCTCAACGCCCATGATGGCCGCCTCGGGTTTCAACAACTGCACATAGGCGATAATTTTCACGGTCAGGGCATATTCCATCATGCCGCCGATCTCTTCGGTGCGGACCACCGGCCCGTCCTTGATCCCCACGGCCGGAAATTTTATCGCACTGGGGATGAGATTGTCGTCCTCGGTGACAAATATATCCTTGTCCCGGACATAGGTCAGGTCGGTTTGTAATTGTAATTTAATGGCCGTCAAAAGTGCTTTCACCTTTTACCTTTCACCTTTTACCTTTCACCCGTTGTAGTATATTCGGCGACAATCCGGCCCATCACCCGGCGGTCCGAATCCTGCACCAGCAGGAATTTCCGCTGGCGGATGCGGATGTCCACATTCCGGGTATGCTGCCGCACCATCACCCGGCGCCCCGTGATCGGTTTTCCGAACGCCCGCATGATAAATCGATAATGCTGCTTGACCGTAAAGTTCCCCCGGATCCGGGCCCCGAGCTGATGAGCGGCCGCGTATTTGACGCTGGTCCCCACCCGGAGGATCCGGCCCAGGACCCGCATGGTGATGGACCGCATGAGCCGGGCTGTTTTGACCAGGGTCTGGCCGCCGGTGATCACCGCCCGCCTGGACGGATGCCACCGCACCGGCCGGCCCCCGGCCTTAAAGTTTTTGGCGATGGACCGCAGCAGTACCAGTCCGCAAGTTTTGAGCGCCTTTTCCGGGTGTTCCAGCCGCCGCTGCGCCTGCTTCAGCGTAGCCTTGGCCGCCCGATCGTCGAGGGTGTATTTGATTTGGACCACGTGAAAAACCTCCGGTTTTTGAAGGTAGGAAGTTAAGAGCGTTAGAAGGTTGGAAAACCCAGCGCCCGCGTCTGCTCGCGCTGCCGATCTTCTTTCCTTCCCATCTTCTAACCTTCAGTCATTAGTAGTTGTCCAGCGATCCCGTCGAACCGTCCGAGGTTCGGCCCCTGGAAAAAATCCGGTCGCTTTTGATGGTGCTCGCTTCCGGGCCGGAGTCGTCATCGTCCGCCGGAGCATCCGCCCCCAGGGTCCCGATGCCCTTTGCAATGTCCCTTAAAAACCGGATAGCGTCGTCATACCGTTTCTTCCGGTCGTCGGGGGCGCCCTTGCGCCGGGCAAACAGGTTGTAAATCGCAATGTCCACCGACAGCTTGCGGACCATCTCCGGCACTGGGTAAAACGGCAGGTTATACCGGGCCCCGCAGTAGCTGTCGATTTCCGCGTCCGCGTCGGCGATGGCCCGAGTCACCACATCCGCATCCACCACCCCGGCGTCGTCGTCGTCAGTCAACTGGATGAGCACGTCCTCGTCGACCTGCTCCAAGATGTCGTTCTGAATACAGTAGGCCATAGATTATTTTTTACCTTTCTTTTCGGTTGCCATTTCGAACTGTTGTTTCCGGCTCGATTCGATCAAATCCTCCGCGAAACTTTCCGGATATTCAACGACGGCGTCCTTGTAATGCTCCCCATACGGCGCCACCCGGACGTATTTGCTGGGCCCCAAATAGACGACGCCCACAAGTTTTTCTTTTTTTTCGGCCATGTCGATTCTCCTTTCTTCTGTTCTATCGTTCTGTTTTATGTGGCATAGGTATCCTTCCACAGATATCCCGCATCCGCGCAGACCTGCACGATGTCGGTCTCCTCGGCCACTTCGTACACATCCTGATGTTCGGCCGCTTCCCGCCAGGTGGAGGTGCGCCGGGGCCCGCCGTTCTCATAGGCAATCCGGGCCTGGACCCCCGCGGTTACCACTTTCAAGCCCAGTTTGGGCGGCTTGCGGAACAAGAACCCCATGCCTTTTGCAGCGGTGACCGTCCAGATATCCACGGCATTGAAATCGTCGCCGTCGGCGGCCTCCTCGGCATCGGAATAAATAGCAGACCCGACATGCACCGCCTTCAATTCGAGGATGGCGGCCAGCAGGTCTTTGGTTAAAACACCCCGCTGGGTGTACTTGATCTTGTCGAGAATGGATTCCACATGCTTGAGGGATTCATAAGTGTCGTAGTCGATCACCAGATCCGTGGCGATGACCCCGATGGCCTTGAGCGCCTTTTTCCCGGTAGAAATATCCACAAGAAATGTGTTGGTGGACCCGGCAGGTGACCAGAAGCCCTCGGCATCCTGCCCGCCGGCACTACCGTCCAGCCAGGTTCCGCCGGTGATGAGGTCGGCCACCCGGCGTTCTTTTTTAAGATCCACCTTGTCGGCGGCAAATTCGATGGCGTCCATTTCCGGTTGCAAGGGCGGTGCATTTTTAAGTCGGGCAAACCGCCGGTCCTCGTCGGTGACCTCTTTGGCGAAGGCGTACTCGTCCGTGGACACGGAAACCGGCGTGATGACATATCCGCCCCGCTTTGCCCGGGTGCCGGGCGCCCGAATCCCGGCCTCGTCACGGAACCACGCCCCTTTTTTATATTTGTAAATTTTGGCCTTTGGGTCCGCACCGTCGAGGATCGGAAACACCTCGTCGGCGATGTATTCATCGTTTTTATACGCAACGGATACATTTTGAAGCGGACCGGCAATAATCTCTTCTTTGACATTCGGCTGCGGCATTTTCTATGCCCTCCTTCTCGTTTTTGAAATTCAGTTTTTGTTTTACACTTTGACCGTCAACGGCGTGAGCAGGCAGGTGCCGAGATCGTCCTCGTCCCCGCCTTCGAGCAATACGCCAGCGGGATATTGAGTCGATACGGCCGCCTGGGCCTTCCCGGCATCGGCAGCGTCCGCGTATTCCACCGCCACGATGGCGCCGGTGCCAAGTGTCGCGCCCAGCACGATCTTGCTGATCCCGCCGCACCCGATTGGGCGCACGGCCGCCGCTTCGTCCGCGGCCGGCGCATTCTGCAGCACGCCGAAAGGGATGTCCGTTATTGCATCCGGCCTGCGCACTTTTTTCGTGGTGGCGTCGAGCACCACAATGCGATATTGGTCGCTGGAAAGGTCTTCGGCAGCGGGCCATGACACGTCTAATACTTTGTTTTCTGTTGCCATGATGGCGTCTCCTTTGTTTCTGTTGTTCTATTTATGGTTTATGAAATGCCTGTTCCGTCTATTTTTAAGGAAACCACCTCCCTTTAAAGTTTTTTAGATTAACCGCCCGACTATTTTTTCGGCGTGATTTCCGAGGCATATTCCCGCGCCAGGTCCGGGTGTTCACGCTGCACCTCGGAAAATGCCGCGCTGTAATCCAGGCTTTTATCCTCTTTCATTTTCTTCCCGACCAGGATCTCCAGCTTGCCGGCGGCATCTCCGGACACGTCATCGCCCCGTTTGGCCAACTCCTTGAATTCCACGGTTTTGGGCAGCTCGGCGATAAACCCCTTGAACCAGTCCAGGGCCGTGATTTTGTTTTCGTCGGAAAATTCGATCACGGTTTCCGCGTCCAGCTTCTGGCAGAACTCCTTGATGCCTAATTTTACCCAGGCCGGGAGAACCTTCCCTTCCGAGACTAAACCCTCGCACCAGTCCGAGATCTCCGCACCACGGGTCTCTCGCGCGGTCTTGCGGGCGTTTTCCGCGAATTCCGCCTCGACTTTTGTGCGCTCGGCATCGGCCGCCGCTTGTTTGGCCGCCTCCAGGTCCGCCTCGGTGAAAGCCGGCGTTTCTTTGCCGGCCGGCCTTGCCGCGATTATCGGCATCTCCAGATCCGGGTTTTCCTCCGCCGCCTTCCAGAATTTAAACATCTCCATAACCTCGCTGAATTTCAATTTCATGGCGTCCTCCTTGTTTTTGGTCTCCGTTCCGGCAAACGCCGATACAGATCCGTTTTCTGTTTCATCCCTGTTCGCCTCGTCTTTAATATATTCCACATCCCAATCCGGGATGATTGCATCCGCTGCTTCTTTGCCTTCTTTTTCGATGAGCCAGTCCCGCATGTTCCGAAACAGACGCGCCACGGTGGACAGTCCCGGATCGTAGAATTCGAAGGACATGGAGTCGTCATTTTCTTCAAATTTGAGATCCGCCAGACCCTTGACCGCCGGCGGCGCGGCCCCCAGAAATCCCACATGGCGCAGCCGGCCGTCCGGATAGAAGCTGGCCGACCGCTTTTTGTATAGGCCGCGTTTGGCGATGGCTTCAAATTCCGGGACCACGTCCCTGGCTTTTGCCATCAGGATATCGCCGACCCGCTTCAGGTTCTCAATCCAGCCGAAGGCCGGGGCGTTATTCGCCGGATGACCCACCACGATCGGCGGTTCGTGGTGCGCCGGATCAAACGTCTCGATGGCCCGGTCGATCATCGCATCGCCGTCATGCTCTCTGCCGGCGCTGTCGGTTTGTTTCCCGCCGCGAAAGATCTCGATCCAGCCGCCGAACCCTTTAAAGTTTTTCATTTTTCCCTCTCTTCCGCTTCAAATTGCGTTCTCAGTTCGTCCGGATATTTGTCCAGATCCGGCGTCCACTCGGTTTTTCCCGGATGCGTGTCCCACCCCGGATCCGGGATCAAAGGCCGGGCCGGCATCTTGCGCCCGGTTCGCGGATCCTTCGGCTCGATCAGACCGTTGGTCGGGTCTACGGTCTCCACCGTGAGACCCTCTTCTTCGACCACAAATTTGTGGACCGGGTTGACCCCGCACCGGCACCGGTGCCCGTTGGGCGGCCACCAGGTGTCCCAGAATGGGCTGTCCATCGGGAAGATCTTCCCGTCCAGGGCCGCATGGGTGGGCCGGGTATGGGAGTCGTTGACCGCGTCGTATTCCCCGTAAAAATCATCGGCCATGTCCTTCATCTGGTTGTACCGCCCCACGGAATAGGCGGTCTGGATGTTGTTCCGGAACACCGTCTCCGCATGCCAGGGCGTCAATCCGCCCCAGCCCCGGGCCGCCATGATATCGTCCAGCCGCCCCTGGAAATCGGCCAGAGTTTCGCCGTCCGCAATGGCCGCGGCCACCGAATCGAAAATGTCCATGATAACGTCCATCTTCGACACCCGCGCCACCGTAAACGCCCGGGCCCGCGCCGCATCGGCCAGCGAATAAAACTTGCCGATGGTCATGGGCACCTTGTCCCCAAAAAACGCGATGGCCTCATCAAACGGCAGCGGTTCCAGTGTTATGTTCTCCGGCATCCCCATCCCTTCGATATTCGATATTCATCATTCGATATTTTCCCTTCTTCCTACCTTCCCACCTTCTTACCTTCCCACCTTCTGCCCTTTAGCCTTTTCCGCCACAGCGGCCCTCCCATACAGCTCCGCCGTGAACATGGCCCGGGCCACCAGGTCCTCGAATTCCGCCGGGTCCATCTCGCCGTAAAGATCGATCAGCCCATCCCGGATCTCCTCTAAAGATCCCGCGTTTCGGACCAGCTCCCGGACAGGTTCCGCCATGTCGGATATGGCGCCTTTGGCCCGCCGCATCGACCGGTCCACCAGGCCCTCGATGGCATTCTGCGCCGGCGAAAACCGCCCGGCCTCGGCGAACTCGCCCCCGGGCCCTGTCAATATGGGTTCGACAAGCTGGTCCCCGTCCGGAATCGGTTCCAGGCCCAGCCGCGCCCTGACTTCATTTTTCTTTACCAGGGCGTACTTCAGGTGGTATTCATACACCTTGGCTTTATCCGGGCCTTGAGGTTCGACCACCTCCTCGCCCTCTTCCGGTTCCGGGATCCCGTACGTGTCATAAAAATATTTCTTCCCCACCGGCACCCCGATGTCGTTGACCAGGATTTTGTCCCGGTCGGCCAGCGGTTTCAGGTCGCTTTCCTGCTCGGTGCGGATCCAGATTCCCGGATAGTCGTTGACCCCCGGAAAATTGTAATCCACCAGCCAGGGGATCAGGGTCTCATTCAGAGTCTCGCACAAAAGATCCGCGTCCGCCTTTAAAATGTCCTGTCGGACCGCCTCCTGGGAATCCTCGTTGCCCAGCTTGCCGGGCGTGCCCTCGGTGGATGCGGTCTGCCCCAGCACCGCTTTGGACATCTGCCGGTCCATGTACTCGCAGATCGTTTCATAGGTCACCTTTCCGGTGCGCGCCGCTTCCAGCAGTTCGATGGCCATCGAGTCCGGAATTTTGACGCCGGTCTCGGTCTGGATGGCGTCGATAGCGTCCAGGAGGGCCGTCTGCTGCTCTTTGGGCGTCCCCGCCGGATACTTTCCCACAGCCGTGGGCATGCCGAATTTTTCCAAAAATATCAGCCAGAACTTGATCCCGTTCTTTTTGAACCACACCGGCCACCAGAGCTTTTGCCCCAGCCCCTTGCCGTAGGGATTGTCCGTGGACCCGTAGGAAAACACGATGAATTTCCGGTCCGGTACCGGTTCGCCCTCGACCATGTTCTGGGGCGTGAGCAGGCGCAGTTCCCGGTC